ATGTAGTAGAAACACCAGACGGGAAAGTTCTTTTCACTGTTGCTGGTAGAACAATCGCACCAGATACAACTTCAACCTTCAATGGGAAGAACGCCAGTGCCTTCTCTCTCTGATTGGTGATTCTGTCTGCATAACCCGCTGGGTGGATTTCACCCTTGTTTGTCAGAACGAACCAAGCACGAACTTCGTCTCCGTCTGAAATTTCCAAGTCCTTGACCGTTCCAACTTTTACAGACTTTGGAAGAGTTCGTGTGGCTGTAATCTTTGCCGCATTGAGACCTCTGATGGCATGGTCAACTTCAAAACTTTTGCCGAAATTGTTTACATGCTTCTCGCCGCTAAGCATCCTGTTCGGCTGGAACACTTTCGGAGCAGAGGGTGAACCTGACTTTGGTGCAGTTCTTTCTGCGAGACCATAGGCAACTTCAAATGCTTTCTTGCCCATGACTGCCCGAGTGAGAGCCATGTCGTGTGACATCCCCTCTGGTGCTTTTTCATACCGTGCATACTCGGTGTCATTCAGTGCATCAACTTCTTCGTCTTTGCGAGCCTGAGTCTTGTGCTTCAACTTCAAAGGCTTGGTGACTCCGGGCATGAACTGCACAGAACCACCCTTTGTGGCAGTAGCAGCGATAGCCCTACTCAATGCAGATGCTGGTTCACCAGTAATCAAGTGGCTGAAGAACACATCTTGCTGGCGATGGCTCAATCCCATCAGGTGCTCTCTTGCTGCGTCATCAAGTTGAACTCCACGCTTCGCAGCAGAAGCAAGTGTTTGCTCAACGACGTAAAGACGCTCAGGAATGGCATCCTCAAACAGTTCGTCGCCAACTTCAACTTCATCAGGGTGTGGAGCCATTCCAGTAACGCCAAAGATGCCACTTAGATACTTGTCACCAACATCTCGTCCAAGGTAGCCGGGTCTCGTGATGATGTTCTTCGGTGGAACAGCCATGCTCTCGGTGAGCACTTCACCACGGCTTCCGAACCTATGACCATGAGTCTTTTGGTCGTGGCGACCGTGCTTGGAGATGAGCCAGTGCTCCCAACCCAGCGTGTCGTTCTTCTTCAATTTCGTGGGAAACACGAGACCTGAAGTGCAGCGACAATTCGGATGAGCATGAGGTTCTTCAAGTGGTCCACTGCCCGTCAGCCAAGAGCCATCAATGGTTGTGAGTTCACCATTCATCGGTCCACAAATGGGGCATGTCTTCTCGTCTTGAGCAGTAATCCACATCCGCATTGTTTCCGGTGGCAAATCACCACTGTCCTGCATCTGTCTCCAGAATTCGTGCTGACCGAAGTTCGTAGCCTGAGCAATCTCGGTGCGAGCAATCGTTCGTGCTCTCTGAGTCAGCAGTTTCTGTGCATATTTCTCAGCCGCTTGGTTAGCCTGCTTAGTCGTCTTGCCATTGGCAATGAGTTGCTTCCTGTAGTTACGAACAGCCGCTGAGTATCTAGGTGTCAGACCAACTTCAGACTTGATTCGCCGTACAGTTTCCGCAACGGACTCACTGCCATCAACGGCATCTGCAATGATGTCACGAAGATTCTGCCTGACCGTCTTGGTGATTCCAGTGACCAGTTCGGACGAAACACTTCTGGCGTACTGAATTGCACGAGGGTTGGTGATGTCAAAACGACCTTCAAGCCCAACAGCCTTTGCGGTGACCTTGCCACCACCACTCATTGCTTGGCGAGCAAGGTCTCGGAGTGTTGTCGTGTCAATGTCAATGTTCTCAATTGCACTGTAGACATCGGGAGTCACCGACAGGCTTGAACCATCGTTGATTGAACGAAGAATCGCACCGAGTTCTGGTGACCTAGTTGTGCTCTCAACCAGAGCAAGGAAAGCACGGCGGTACTTAGCCTCCATCCTGTCCATGAAAGACTGGATGTCTTGGAGAAGTTTGTCGCTACTGAAATCCTTAGAAGAGGGCATGTCACTCTTCCGTCATAGATTGAACGACTTCTTCATCCGTTTCCTGTGCCTGTGCCTTAGCCTCCGCCTGCTGTTCCTGAGGCTTGTTAGTTGCCTGCATGTCACCCTTGGCATCTTCACGCCTCTCGGGGAGACGAGCAATGCCACGAAGATGATTCTCAAGTGCGTCGTCGGGGAACAGGGGTGCTCCAGCACCAGCGAGTTGCTGAATGAAAGTGCCAATCTCTGTCAGGGCAGGGGTCTCAATGTCTCCGTATGTGAGTTCAGGCAACTTCTCTGTATTGATTCCATTCACCCTGAACAAGCGAGGCACTGCATGCTCATTCATGACAGACTTGATGGTTTCTAGCCAAGTGCGAATGGAGATGCTGAACAAGTTCGTCTTGTCAGAAGAGAGTGCATACGAACCGTATGCCTGCTGACCTAGCAGAATGAAGTCTGCCAACACTGTCGTGGCAATACGCTGGTCATACCGAGTGATGATGGTGTTGGTATCAAATTGACGACCACCACCAGCGGACAAGAGTTCAAGTTTGTAGAGTTGGTTCCCGTTGTCATCCGTAATCGTGGGGAGAATCAACCCTTCCTGCTGGTCACGGCGAATGTTCACCACGACATCCTTGTAGTCGTTGAAGATTGTCTGCTTCCAGCCCGGAGCATCGTCTCTCATGATGTCTGGGTCAACATACATGATGGGGAATCCGGCTAGGTCTCGCTCAACACCGATTGCCTCAATCTCTTCAATACGCTTCTTGAAGTACCAAGGACGGTAGGCGTTTCGGAGTACAGACCTGCCTTCAGGGTTGTTCTTGGAAGTGGTGGTGCGGAACAGCAACGACTTCTCAATGGGAATGAACGTCAAGTCGTAGTACGGAGGTGCTGACTGAATCATTCCCATGATTCCACCCTCGTCATCAAACCGCCACTCTTGGCGAGTCTCCTGAGCACGAATGGGCAACTTCCGCCAACCAATCATTCCATCGTTGTACTTGGAACGCTGAGACGAGTCACGACTATCTCCGTTGCGTCGCTTGTAGACGATTTCGTGATACGACCATCCGTACACGAGCATTGACAGAATTTCACTGATGGTGTCTTCCCAAGTATGGGACATGTCGCCAAGGCAGGATTCAAGGAACTTGGCATCCCTGACATCCTCGCTCTTGGTTGATGCAGGCTGAACTCTCCACGGAACCTGACGCACCAATTTATCAATGGCATACATGATTGCACCGACAACGGGGTCGTTATCACGCATCTCACGGTAAATCTGGATGGCTCGGTAGCCAGCAAGTTGCGGCAGGAACTCTTCCTGCACATAACCGCCAGCCCTTCGCAGACCTGTGATGCCTGTTTCTTTGAAGATGTTGGTGTCACTCTCTTTAGGCACTGCGTCAATCCTTCAATGATGAGTTTCGGCATCTCGTTCCAGTAGTAATCACACACAGCCTTGATGCGTTGATACAGCAACTCAGAACCATTGATTTCCGAGATACGCTGGAGTTCCTTGGCATGGGTCTGATACATCGGTGTCGTGTTCGTCCAAGAACGGTCGTCGTCTGAGCACCACCAGTTCAGCAATTCACGGTCATCGTATCCACCATGCCAGTCTTCACGAGCAACCATCTTCAATACGAAAGCGTGGATACTGTCAGACCAAGCAACAGCAATGGGGACTTGCCAGCACGTTTCGGGCTTCCAGTCAATAGGGTCTTCACCTTTCTGGAGAGCCGCCGCATGGAAAGCACAGCCAGCACCAAGGTGGAAGTCAGAGCGGTTTGCAAAAATACAGCCCTCAACACCATCCGTATGCTTGTGAATGACAGTGTTGTGCATTGACCCCCACTTCTTGCGGTTGTGCCTCTTCTTCCACTTCTTGCCATAGTTCTGCCAGACATCGGGGGTGAGTTGGGCAACACGAGATTCAACCTGCTCCATCTCTTCAACAAAGATTGGTGCTCCGATAGCACAGCATCCGATGTCAGAAGAACTGTTGATTCCGGGGCATCCATTGCCAAACGAGCACGAGAACCCCGACAGAAGGAACTCCATGTCCAGTAGCCAAGTGTTGTCCCCGTCTTTGATTTCAACCCAACGCTTCATCTTCATGGGTCAAAGACTAGCGGTAAAAAAGAAACAACCCCTGCATTGACCGACCGAAATCGGGTGCAGGGGTTGAGTTCTTGTATCGCTTGTTTAGCGAATATCAGCCACGAGTGGTACGACGACCAGCGGTCTTGCCCTTCTTCGCAGCCTTGCCCTTCGCAGGCTTCGCACGACCGGCTCCACCCTTACGGGCAGCAGGCTTGGCACGACCCTTCGCACCCTTCTTGCCCTTAGCCGTACCCTTACGACCAGTGGTCTTCTTGCC